TTTTATCATGGTGTTATGGTAACTGGTCCTGCGGACACAGTTGGTCCTCCTCCTTCCTCTGTTACACTTGGAGTTGCCCCTAAACTAAAAGTGTATTTGTCTGTTGTTGTAACAGTTATACCAAATCCTGAAGAATTTTCATAGGTAGAAAAAGGCACTCCACCAGGACTTCCTTGTACATTTCTAAATCTTACAGTATTTCCATTTGATCTTCCGTGATTTATTTCTGTAACAGTAACTGTTCCAGATGAAGCTGTCGTAGAAAAAGGATTATTCCCTAACATAGCAGCAACAGCTGGTTCTGTTCTACCCGGTCTTACATGTCTTAAAGATATAGAATCACCGTTCATCGGTTTTGGTTCTAATTGAGGTTGTTTAGGTTCAAACTCAGATACATGCACAAACGCACCATTCCATTCTCTAACCATTTCTTTATATGGAAACTCCATACCAGATCTATCTGATATTGCTTTTGCGTATTTACCTGTTGCGTACTTTGCCATTATTTTTTCGTTAATATTTTATATGATTTTCTTGCTGTCCCCATAGTAACAGGTCTATTTCCTCTTTTTTTCATAAATTTTTTTAATTCTTGACCTGCTAATTCCATTTCTGGCATTAGTTTTTTTCTATAATATTTATTTACCATTAATCTAAATAACCTTTCATGTAACTTAAATCTCTAGGTATTTTTTTTGCTTTTATACCAATAAATCCTTTTTTCTTTAAATCTTTTTTTGCTATGGCAATACCTTTTCTAACAGCAGGATTTGTCTCCATATCACCTTTAACTTTTTTAGGATTTGCTCTTCCTTTTAAAAAAGCTTTTCCTAAACCTTTAATTGCTATTGTTCCCATTATATTATGCTCCTGGATAATATGCTTTAGGAGTGATGTGTGTGCTAGATGCAGATCCATCTTCCGCTAATGCTCTTGCAAACTCATCCTCATAAACCATTTTTGTTTGTTGTATTAATTGTGGTTGATATTTCATAGATAGATAATACGCTAATCCTGATACCATGCAAGGCACAAATCTAAATGGAACATCAGTTGCATTAGTGTAATCACCAACATCTTGTATTCTTTTTATGTAATAAAAATGCATATCTTTAGATGCATTTGTAGAATCAGGTGTTGGGTAAATATGTACTCTAACTTTATCTACAAAACGTTCTACCCAATATTGATTAGGTGTGCCTTTAGATAATTTGTTAGAAAAACCTGCATAAGTAGATCTATCTACTTTAGTCATAGGACTATCTGATTGTGTTGTTTGAGTTCTATTAGACCTTAACTGTGCTTCAAGAACATCAGACATACCAAATACGCTTGCTGGTGTAGAGACAGCACTTGTGCCATCATCACTAGATCTAAAAAAATCATAGTCTGACTGACCTTCAATTAAATCCATATTAAGTTCA